TAAGGAGCGTGCTCGGTTGCGGGAAGCGTTAAAAGAAATAGCAACTGAAGAATACATTGATCCTAAAATGATAGCTGAAGAGGCGCTTTGGTATTCCAAAGCCGCCCGTGCCGCGCTGAAGGAGGGAGAGTGATGTTAATGCGTAAATATGCAAACAGGCAGTATTCTGGCGATGTTCAGTTTGAGTTCGAAGAACTAGAAATCATTCATGAAGGCCAGAAACTTTATGCAGATGGAACTGCGATCATAAACTATGAAGCTGAAACAGATGATCGAGGCTGTCCTGAAATTCTTGATTATGAAATCTATCAAATCCATGAAATCATAATCACTGATGACGATCACAACAATATCGAGCCAAGCAAAGAGTTATGCAAATTAGTTGCAGATACTCTATTTGATACTCCGAAAAAGCGTGATCGTCTCGATCAGGAAATCTATGATGCGATTGAGGATACGATGTCAGGCGAGTGAAATGAAATTGGCATATGCACCAGCCAGTTTCGTATCATAGGCATTCTTCGCATAGGCAGGACCGTTGTAACCCTTGGCGAATCCTGCCCAATCCTTTGCTTTCAGCTTATCGAGAAGGCCAGCGGATTTGATAAAACCGATCATGTGATGGAGTTGGTTAGTCTCTGACTCCATCGCTTGACGGACCATCTCCTCGACCGATGCCGATCCGGTCATCTTAAAGTTTGACCCCATGATCTGACCAAGGCCCCAGCTTGTCGCCATTAGAGCCGCTGATGGCCTCATTTCATAAGCCGCCTCGATTTCTGCATAAACCGCATCCGAACCCTTTGGATAAGGCCGCTCGCCCCATTTTGGATAGGCAAGGCCAGCCGCTGAAGCCTGATCGAGCAAAACCGGATCATCCTTTATGAATTTGTAAAAATAATGCCGCTCAAATAACGCCTTTGGACGGCCTGATTTATCAAAGCCACTTCCACCCGTCTCAACCGATAAAACCGCTCTCAGAGCCGCTCTGTCGATCCCTGCCGTATCCGCAACGGCATGAATATCTTCGATCGTCATCTTGATTGCGGAGCCTTTGAATCCGTTCATTTTATCAGTCCTTATTAGGCGTGGAATTGTAGATCATCTTATCTTTTTGCTGGCTCCCAGATGACGAGCCGAAATAGAAGGCAATAATGCCCCCCCAAGCCGTCTGAAGCGCACCAAGGAGCAAAAGCAAAGCCTCGTTACCCGTGGTTGGAAGGCCATAAACGAGCATATAGAGCAAAATGGCAAAGAACCCGATCGTTACTGAAACAGCCAAGGCTCTCGGTATCCAATCCTTAGTCTCTTTCTGCATATCCCGCGCAGATTTACGATCATCGACCGCGATCCGCTCCAGATCGACCCCAACTTGAGCCATTTTTGCCTTGAAATCCGCATCGATCTGCTTGAGAGCAACCAACTGGTCAGGAGAGGCATTTTGCATTGCATCATTCAGTTCATTTGCCGAAGCATTGCCATGACCGAAGAAAGCCTGAGATAGATACTTGACCGCAGTGCCAGCCAATGGACCGCCGAGCGCAGAGGCGATACTAGGCGCGACCTGACCGATGATCGGTCCAAATGTTTTGAGAATATCCATCAGTCATCTCCATGATTCTTGTGGCCCTTAGAGGCGAGCATAATGCCCGATAAGGTTCCGGTCAAAAATGTTGCTATTGGTGCGATAAGTTTGAAAAATTCTCGATCATTCGGAGCCTGAGCATCGACGGGTTGAGTGACAAAAATGAGCGAATATAAGACCGCAAATACGGTTCCTGTGAGCGTGATACAGAGGCTAATCCCAATGATAAACTGAAGTAAAGCATGGAGATCATGCTCGTTTATTCTCCGCTTTCTGTGGTGATGAGTCCGCATGGATTCTTTTGCAAGCTCTTTATCAACTCGTTTGAGCAAGTTCCTGTCGCTCGGCATTTTGGCTCCCGACATTCCTCATTCTCCCAATTAGACGGGTCTTGGCAAGCATATCGATAGCGATCTTCGCAACCAAGAAGCATGATTGAAATAACTGAAATCAAGACAATTCTCATTTCAGCCTCGAACCATCAGAACAACGACCATCACGCCGACAGCCACAATAACGAATCCAATCACGCCAGCAAACATGAGCAAATCTTTCTGCATCTCTTCTTTTTCTTTCAATGCAATCGCCGCTTGCCGAGCCGCCTGTTTCCGCATCTCGATGACTTCCCGCTGGATATTATCCCAAGCCGCAGGACCAAATCTGGCGATAAACATATTCTTGACCTCAAAGGCCATCTCATTCGCTTTTTTCTTAGCGGCATAGAGTTTAACCGCCTCCGCCTCAAAATCAGCCTGAGACTGAAATATCTTCTTTTTCTGAGGAGTTGAGGCGATCTGCGTGATCTGCGCGACTTTGGAAAATAATCCGCCTAATTTTTCCGCTGTCTCAATTACGTCCGAACCCGCATCGACGGCAGATTTGATCCCGTTATAGAGCGCAGTTGCACCCGCAAGGAGCGTGAACGGGTCCATAGCCTCATTCCTTTATCAGCAAACCATTTATATAAACCGTGTATTCGTTTGTTCCGGATGATGATTTTGCTTCGAAGGAAAAGTCTGTCTTTGCGGGTAGTGTAAAAGGAGTAACTGGCTCAAACTTAAGCTGAGATGTTACAAAAGTTGTTTCAAAAAACCTTAATTTAGGTCCATTGAATAATTGCATAACTGCGCGAGCGTAACCGTATTTATTCGCTCCTATAGTGCCTGAAGTTATATCGACCTGAGTGATATAGAACGTATGATCGGCAGGAACCGTATAAACCGTTGATTGCTGAACGCCGAAAAGCGCAGAAATGTGACCGTATGTCGTGCCATTGTTTGTAACTTGAATCCCACCCTGATTTTCACCGGATGCAATTTGAAGATCATTTATTCGAAGAAATTGCTTTGTGGTCGTAACCGGAGTTAGGCCGTTCAAAGTTACTGTTTCAGTGATAGGTTTATAGTTTGCATCCAAGCCGCCGATTACGAGGCCCATCGTATCGAGCGCAGAATCGGAAACGCATGACATTGTAAGAGCAGACGCAGGAAATGTATAAATCCCGCCGCCATTATCCCAAACTGTCTGATAGGTTATGCCAAAAGCCGATGCAGTAGCAAACCGATGAATTGCTTGGCAATCAGGATGAATCCCGCGATTTGCGTCCAGAAATACGTTTCGACTCGACGAGCCGTTAAGGTTCTGGATCGCCACGAATCAGTCCTTTTTCTTAAATCTTGAAATCAATCCTTGGACTGTCTTGGTTTCATAAATTCGAATCAGTGACCAGATCAAAGAGAATAACGCGGCCAAGGCTGGTAACGCACCCCAAAGGGTTCCCACAACTGTCGTGATCGAGGCCATGTCAATTATAAGTTTTGTTTGTTCATCAACGTTCAATGACATTTTAGACCTCCATTTTGATCAGTTCTACCCTAAAAATTGATCCGCCAAAAGTCAGGAAATCACTGCATCAGGAGAAATAGGCCATTGAAGGCTAGTCGCTACCGTCACGAACGCATCAAAATCAGCCGCGCCATTCAAATTTGTTTTATTGGTTGCCGCCGCAGTCCGAATTGCCGATCGATATGTCAGCCAATCCGCAGGAATATCTGTCCCAACCTCTTGCTTGCGAACAACCATCCAATCCGAAGTAAAGAGCATTGAATAAGCGGTTTGATCGACTTGAGATGACCATGTCTTTTTGAGGCCATCCAAGTCTTTTGGAACGCCGTGACCATTACCGTCAACGTAATAAAATCGATCATCAGGACGAACCGGATCAGCGACTTCTGTGATACCGATAGCATCACGATCAGCTTGTGAGGAAAGCCGAAGCCAGTTTGCAGGATATTTTATATTATCATGCGTGAATGGAACATCGACTTGAAGTGGTGAACCGTTGAGAAGAAACATGATTACTCCTTATCGAGCGCGTGAGTATTTGAAAGGCGATTCAGCAAACGCAACATATATATGCGTTTGTCCTGAATTATTAAAATTTAAATTTGAAGTTCTTATTTTAAAACCATTTGATAAAATGTCGAACGCAGAAAAAGATGCTTCCGCATTTGATAAATTAGACATTAAATAACTTGATGCAATATTATAAGTGTCTCTTGAAGTATCATAAATATACCAATTAGTTGTTGCATCTTGTGTATTTTTAATCATCACCCATCTAGGGCGGAAGCCCGTGAAAATGAACGGCCCATCAGCCGATCCATTACCCGTGTATTTTCCAAATGCCGAATAACCAGATACGGCAGAGAAGCAGTAGGCGACGTAAGTCTGGCCTGATGTATTAACACCAACCGCTGTCCCAATGCTAAATACAGATGACGTTGGTGCCGTGCTGTTCCACACTGTAGCGGCAATGTTCGATGCATCAGTTTGATTAAGAAGCATATAGTATGCGGCACTTGTTTGGGAGACATGATAAACAGGCCACCCGTTTGCACCGCTACGTTGTTTTACTATAACCATGCTCGGCGCAACACCAAGACCATGTCCGACAGTCGCGTTAGCACCCGTTCCCGTATATGTTGCTATACTGAAGCCACTTGATGGGCTTGCGGATACAGTAGATGTGATAGTGCCAGAGTTGTTGGTTACGCCTGTGCCGCCAGCTTTCCATTGCCAAGCAACAAATGTTGCGGCATTTTGGTTAACGCCACCATCGCTTCCTACGCTAAAACCATTAGAATTAAATGCCGTAACTCCGGGATAAGTTCCTTCAGCATTAGTTAAGTTTGTAGAAATCCATTGCTGTGCGCCACGCACGGAATCATAAACTGAATGATTTCCTGTAGTGCTTCTAATCTTTGCC